ATCACACAAAATTCCTCCATCTATGTAACATTTAAATTCATTATTAACTTCATGTATATATGGTGCAAACAATAATGGCACATTAGATGAACAATATATAGCATCCAATAATTTCCAATCTGGGTGAGTTGTATGTGAAATATCAACAGTTTCGAATTTATTTAACTCCGTTGTATAAATATGTATATCAATATTGTTAATATCATAAAATTCTTTCATAGTAATATCCATTGATATATCATTTATTGCAAAAAGAGGTTTGAATATTTCATTAATGATATTTATTTCAAAAAATCCAAATTTATTCATAATAGAAACAACCGAGTCTAAATTAATATTAAACACTTTATCCCACGGACGCTTTATTAAATAATCATCTATCTGTTTCCAATCGCAATTTAATGCAATAAACAATGATAATATTGCACCTGCAGATGTTCCATATATTGATTCAATATTATTCCTATTCCATAATCCTTTCTCATTTGCTCTTTTAATAGCTCCATAAAAAGTAAAAATAGATTGACCTCCTCCAGACAATACCATATGTTTTATAATAGGTAATTCATTTGACATAGTTTCTATATACCGAAATTTTTATATTTTATTATCTGAATTTATAATAAATGTCATCAATATTCTTATTAGATAATGATGAAGAATCTAGAAGCAAAATAAATATTGACGATTTATATGAAAAAAAGCAACGACGAGATTTAAAACAATTATCAATATTTAATAAAATTTTAAATAGGATACACAAACGAATAGAATATACAGCAAAAAACAAATACAATAAAGATACCCATATATGGTATTTAGTTCCAGAATATTTAGTTGGAGAACCTATATATGATAAAGGTGAATGTTTGGGATATTTAGTAACAGAATTGGAAAACAATGGGTTTCATGTTAAATATGTTCATCCTAACACTTTGTTTGTATCTTGGCATAATTGGGTCCCTGCTTATGTACGTAATGAAATTAAGAAAAAAATGGGTGTAATTGTGGATGAACGAGGTAATTTTGTTGAAAAAGTAAATGAAGATGATAATGTAACAGACCCAAACAATCCCTTGTCACAATTACCAGGTAATACTAAAAAAGAAGAAAACAAATATCTTTCTGTAAAAGACTATAAACCTACTGGTAATTTATTATATGGACCTGATATTTTGGAGAAACTAGAAAAAAAAATTAACTTAAATCAAAAATAATTAAATTTAGAATAATAATATTATATTTAAGACTATAAAGTTTATATGTATATATAAATGACAAAAGTAACAAGAAAAAATAATAAAAGAAAATTTAAAAAATATACAAGAAAACAATATAATAGTAAAGATGGAATGATGACAACAATATGGGGACCAGGATTATGGCATGCGCTTCATACTATTAGTTTTAATTATCCAATTAATCCTACTTCTAAAGATAAAAAGCACTATAGAGATTTTATTTTACAATTAAAATATGTTTTACCATGCGGTAAATGTCGTGAGAATCTTCTAAAAAATTTCAAAAAATTACCATTAACATATAAAAAAATGGAATCAAGAGCTAGTTTTTCAAAATATATTTATGACTTACATGAATTGATTAACACAATGTTAAATAAAAAATCCAATCTTTCATATAATGAAGTTAGAGATAGATATGAAGATTTTAGAGCAAGATGTAAAAATGAAAAAGAAATAAATATTAACAGTAAAATTCTAAAAGAAAATGGTTGTGTTGAACCACTCAAAGGTAAAAAATCGAAATGTGTGTTGAAGATTGTACCTGAAAATGATAAGTGTGATACATTTGAGATTAATGTTAAATGAAACTAGTTATATGCTTTAGAAATATACCAAAAAAATATAATTATAAAATATACTTGATAATTATATATGTCTGTTTATGATAATTCAAATAATCTAATAGAAAATACATCTGATGAACCAAAAATACCATTTTGGGGAACAAATCCGAATGTATTATTAAAAGATATGCATGAATTATTTCCAGTTGATTCTATGGAATATGAACAAATGTTGAATTCGATTACACGATTAGTTATTTTATTAATTATTGTTACACTTTTATTTACAAGAAGTATTAGAACAATTATAATTGGGGCTGCTACCTTATTTTTGATATACATTATTCATTATTACCAAACACAAAAAAACGAAAACTTCGAGAACCCTACTGATGAAATTGTTAAAGAACATAATATTCAAACAAATGATGTTTTTGATGAACCTACAAAATCTAACCCTTTTGGGAATGTTTTAGTAACAGATATTGAATTTAATCCTGAAAAAAAACCAGCACCTCCTGCTTTTAATAAGGATATAAATGAAAAAATATTGAAAGAATCTAAACAAATGGTTCAAGATTTAAATCCAGACCAACCTAATATTTCCGATAAATTATTCAAAGATTTAGGAGAACAATATGTATTTGAACAATCTCTTCGACAATTTCATTCAAATCCTAACACACAAATTGTAAATGACCAAACTGGCTTTGCTGAATTTTGTTACGGTAATATGGTTTCATGTAAAGAAGGTAATCTTTTTGCATGTGCAAGGAATTTGACTAATTACAATTTATATTAAATTTTGTTCTATAATAAATCTAATATATATTATATTATAGAACAATGAGCTCTGGAAATTTTACATTGAATAACATGGGAAGAATTGGAGCAGATAAATCCGATAATTCTCAACGTAACTTATCAAATACAAAATATGGAAATTACAATTTAGAAAATTACAATAAAAGTATAATGTCTG